GTTTTGTACGAAAAAGTAAGACCATCAGGGACATGGTGGAGTTACTATTTCCCAAGACCCCTCGCCTTGGGATATGAGAGACGGATTGTTAACCCTGCCTAGTCTCGGTCAAGCGGCAGGGGTATGTAACAAGTCCGTAAAGGTCCGTTACATTTGTTTACCTATTTAGTATAACAGGTGTTCGGAAATCCGTCAAGCCCTCAAGAATGAGTATTTGTACTCATCTCAGAAGGAGGGTTCTTCCGAAGTGAACTCATTATAGCATGGATGGATCTCGTGTAAAGCCAAATCGATGGTCTTATCCACTAGTCCTTGTTCCACTTCGTCAACTGTCAGGCTGTGGGCAATGACTTCTGTTTTCTCTGAATTCTTTTTGTATACATGAAAAATTTGTTTATCAATCATTCGTATATGTACCAACCTGTTGCTATATATTTTGTTTTGGTATTACTAATAATACCTTGGTGTGTATGTGTCCAAAATGCTGGAAAGATAACTAACCTTCCTTCCACTGCGTCAATAGTTTTATCATATTCATTATAATATGTACCACCATCTTCAACAGTATTTAAATAAATTGTCCATGCCATCACACGATTGTTTCCACTACAAGAATTCTCGCAGTGCTTACATGGATATCCTTGACCAGGATAATATCTCTGAAGATTGTATCCACAGTCCGTAAAAAATCTATCAATAATCCATACAGATCTATAGGTTTCAAAGTACCTAATACTATACCACTCAAGCACCTGAGACAGCATAAAATTTGGTAAAAGATTTTTCTCATTAAGATTCATCTCAATGTCTGTAGAATCTTTTATTGTTTTGTCAAACTTTACCTCATCATTATACCAGTATCTACCTCTGAATTGTCTCTGTTTGTTTTCTTCAAACCAATCTATAATTTGTTTGCAAGACTTTGAATTAATTGCATTATCATATACTCCAATAAAATCAGGCATAATAAACTCCAATAAAAAGAGACCTTCTGTTAGTTGGCAGAGGTCTCTTAAGTTGCGACGACGATATTCAGTTGTATTTATTCTCTTCTCCAGATTGCGTCAGCATAGCTGCACCAAAGAAAGTGCCTAAAAGAATTGCTGCTGTTGCTAGAAGTGCCATTGTAATGGTAGCGATTATAAATCTATTTACACTTTACAATAAGTGTAAATACTCATTTGTGTTAGTGATCCCTCACCAAACTCCAGGGATGATCTGACCAGTGGTGAAGTAAGTGCCAACAGCAATGACGAAACCGAGCATTGCCAGACGAGCGTTGAGGATCTCTGCCTCAGGGGTGAATCCGAATTTCATTGTTGTTTCTCTTGTGTAGTGTTGTAGATTACAACTCTGCCATTTTCATGAGTGAACACCAGTTCGTCATCATGTGCCCAGCAGAGTTCTTCGTATAGGGCATTCAGTTTTCTCATGTCCTCCCAGAGGGCATTTTCATTCGACATGGTGTGCTTTGAGATCGGGGTTGTATTTAGATGGTTCAAATGGATCGCGTGAACGATTCTTGATAACGATGAAGGCATCCTTGTTATACTTGCGAACACCATAAGGTGTTGCCCACTTCTCATTATAATTTTCACCTTGGTGGATGCCAGAAACAGCAGTGCCACCAATCTCAACTACCAGATCATCACTACGGATGTCCCAACCGAGTGCTGCCGTTGCCTCGATCAGGGATTCTTGTGTCCATCGCATCAATACAGTTCCTCTTCCTTGTCAGTCTCAATCACACAATCGCTCGTGGGATATGAAACACAAGTCAGAATGAAACCTGCATCGATCTGGTCGTCATCAAGGAAAGATTGATCGCTTTGATCTACCGTACCCGAGATGAGTTTGCCTGCACAACTCGAACAGGCACCAGCTCGGCACGAGTAGTTGAGGTCGATGCCTGCTTCTTCAGCAGCATCCAGAATGTACTGATCGTCAGCACACTCAAAAGTAGTTTCAGTTCCATCGGGTGCTTTGGTGGTGATGTTAAACATTAATAAGTTTCGCAGATTTTTTCAACAGACGCTGCAAGGAGTACGAACCAAGCAACGGATATGATTGTAAAGGAAAGTGGAATCATTGTCAAGTGTCAGAAGATACCGAAAAAGAATTTGCCGTTGATGGCATAGGCAACAAAGCCCATGACGATACCCATCATCGCCCAGCGTCCATTATACATCTCCTTCTGTTGCCAGGGAGAGAAGAGACCCTTCTTATTGTAGTCTTCAACCACCATCTGTGGTTCCACTGCCCACATATTCTGTTGTCCTTGCTCGTTTGTAGTGACGGTCATGTGTTTTGTAACGAAGTGTGACAATAGTATATAGCAAATGTAAAGATCTGTCAAGCGCCTCTGTCAGCATAAATAAATATGGATCCAAAATATGAGTGATATGAAAAAGCTATTACCACTCGCTATGCTTCTGATGACCGCAAGTGCAGCAAATGCTGGCGGACTTGTTACTAAACATGCTTCTTCAGTCCAACTGACCGTTGATGCTGCTCGCTCTACTGCGGTAAGAATTGGTGGTAGTTATTCTGCCTCTGGTTCTAACATCACAGCAGGCACGATGGGTGGTGCTACCTCTGGTGCTGGCACATACACTGTCACTACATCTGGTCAAGATTGGTCGTTGAGTGAAACATACAACGCAGCAGATAGTGTTCCTGCCTCTGCTGTTAGCACAGGTGATGTTCCTAACTTCGGTAACGTTACCTCTTATGCTGCTGGTTCTGCTGGCACACTCGCAGGTACGATTGACAGAACTCATGCTATCACGCTGACTGCTGGTGGTGCTGGTTCATCTGCAACAGGACAGTTCGTTACCGAGATCACTGTTATTGACTGAGACTATATACCATGAAGAGATTATTTCTCGTGGCATTACTACTGGGATCTCCTGCTATGGCGGTTCCAGTAGTCCCTAACTTCACTCAGGGGTCGATGACAAGCCACACAGAGACGACACAAAAAATTACAGAGACCATCAACTCGATGGACTATAACACAGGGTATCAATACTCTGTAACAGGGAGTGGAATTACAGCATCAGGTTCACTACAACCAGGCACTGGTGCTAACAATGTAACTATAGACGGCGTGACATCATCATGGACAGGAATAACAAGCAGACCAAACTTCACACAGACGACACCAGGAGCAGCGTTTCAGTTCACAGAAACGTATCAAGGTCCTGGTTTAAGTCAACAAACAATTATCCAGAGAGTAACCGAGGTTACAAGCGTCACGGACACTACAAGTATCTTCTCGCAGTAGGTCTCAGTGTTTTATTCCCGTCTCAAGCATTGGCTAATGTTGGCGGTGTTAGCGCCACAGCTGCTCCTGTTGCTAACTCTAGTGGTTCTGTTACAAATCAAGCGATACAGGTATTACAAGGCCCATATATCACCAACACATACGGAGGAGGAATTCAGTGTCAAGGTCCCACTAGAAATTTCACCCCTTACGTAACAGGTAGTGGTTCTTGGACTAAACCTTACGAAGCATACTATGATTCTCCTGTTTATGACATGAGAGACTTAGATGAAGATGGGGCACCTGATAATCCTGGGGACATTTTATACAATGTTCCGACAAGAACAGGACAAAAAGATAACTACAATCTTGGCATTGGTTTCTCTATGACATGGAGCACACCAACTGACAAAGAGATGCAGGCATTGTGTAAGAAGGCAGCACGAACTCAGATTGAATTGAATGCTCAACTCACTGCTAATAAGAGATTAGATTTTGAGATCGCAAGACTCAAGAATTGTGGGGATTTGATGTTGCGTGGAATCCAATTCCATCCCAAGAGTCCTTACTATAAAGTGTGTGCTGATGTCGTAGTGAATAATCCACCAGGACACAAGCACCCACACGTACATGCTATCCCTTCTTCTTCCTCCTCGGGAACACAGAACGAAGCTCCTTCACAGCGTGGTTCATCTGACGCTGCTCTGCTTGGCGCTCCCCTTTCGACAAAACTGGGACAGTCTTCCCCCTTATCGAAGCAATCTTCTTCATCACTTTCTTCACAGCAGGTTTCACCGCTTTTAACAGAAGATCAGCAAGAGGTTTTGCGAGCAGTGCAGAAGTCGTCGCAATAACAGCAACGCCACCAACCTGAACAACCTGACCACCACTAGGCAGTCCTGCTACTATCTGTTGAGGTAGTGGGACTGCTTCTGTTATCTGGACACACTCGTTGCCCATCAGTTTATATTCAGTAACCTTCTTTCTAAATCCTTCTACTAATGTACCAACAGGTTCCTTTGCTTGCTGTGCTGGTGTAGGACAATCTACTTTGGCAGCAGAGACAGGAGTCCTTGGAACCTCTGGTGTCTTAGGAACCTCTGGTGCTGGTGGTTGTCTAGTGTCTACCTTTGGTGTGTAAGTAGGAACTATCTGTTCAGGTTCAAAATTAATAGGATTATAACTGGGAATGCCAGAGTCACAATACGTAACCAGTCCTGCTTTGTCATCTTGACCTACGGTTTTAGATTTGCTGTTGCTTTCGTGTGCTTCTACACAACCAGGAATGTCAACAACAGGGACACCAATATTTACCACTACAGGTGGTGCCAATGGTATTGGTGGTGAAGAATAGTTACGAGGATCCACGATAGTGATGTCGGGTATATTGACACCACTAACATTTATTTCTTTGATTTCCATTAGCAATCATTAAATACTTGTCCTACTTCAGATCCAATTTCAGATCCTGCTTTCTGTCCTAAAAGTAATGCCCAACCACCTGCTAACCATCCGATGTAAGGAATGTTGACAACAGCAGGAACAATAGCACCAGCAGCAATAGCACTACCTGCCATCGCACCTTGTGTGCGTGCTCCAGCGTCCGCCACTATGCACTCGATGTCTTTTACAGACTTTCCCTCAGCATCTACTGAAGCGCCTCCTAGGTTGCGTGTGCCTTCTCTGGTGTATTGATCACGACGATACTCATTACGATTTGTATTACTACCACCAAATAAACCTCGCTTCTCTTGATCCAAGCGTAGAGATCTTTCTGATTCTAATACTTTAGGATCGTCAGCACGATACTCAATCTCATATCCATCCTTACCAGCTTTGATTCTGTAGGATGAATATGGACCGTGAGGAATATTAATTGTAGGAACTTGTTGTACTTGCTCTTGTGGTCTAAGCACATAACCTAGAAGTCCGATGTGAGATACACCAACCAGGGCACCTAATGCCAATGCCGCTACTTTTATTGGCGATCTTTTCTTTGTTGGCATTTCCACTGGTGGTTCCTCGGTAGGTGTTACATCAGACTTCCAGAATTTCATGGCATTGGTAGAGCAGGACCAGTTGTAGTTGGCATAGCAGGACCAGTAACTTTAGGTAGTTCTGGCATAGCATCATCCAACATACCAGGGAGTGCCTCAGTGATTGCCTCAGTAGCAGCCTTCGTGACATTCTCTCTAGCAGTTTCGATAAGTGTATCTTTGTTTAGTAAAAGATAAGCACTACCACCGATCAAACCCAAAGAGGTAAGACCAGACAGTAGTGCTACAACATTAATCAGTTTTTGCATCTTTTCTTGGCTCCACAGCAGAAACAACTTCAGGTTCTTTTTTCGCTACTGCTTTACCATTTCCATTGCCACCACCTGCTTTAGCAGGAGACAGTCCGAAGGCAGCTAGCGATCCAGAGAAGACCGAAGCGATGAACGTAGGGTCAAAGTCTAAGATCTTTTGACCGTTTGGTAGTCTTACGTAGCTAAACGTTAGGAGAGATGCGGACCAAATAAGTACAACAACTTTCACTAAATTACCAAGAACTTCACTCTTATCTTCATCATGGTCCTTATGCTCTTCTACTTTAGCTTTGGGTTTTCCAAGCATGAGTATAGAGTAAGGCAAAATTATTTAGGATAAATAATTGAAATTATGTTTTGAATTATGTCTGTCTCTATTGTTACTCTAATAAATGGTGATCATATTATCTGCGATCTCCAAGAAATGTTTGATGATGAAGAAAAAACCAGAGGAATTGGGTTTGCTTTCAAACTTCCATACGTTATGACAACAGAAGATGTTGATGGTCAAGACGTTGCAGTAAGATTTGATGTATGGAATCCATATAGTGTTGATAAACTATATCAAGTTCCATACGAAAGGGTTGTGTGCGTCTCCGCTCCACAACCCGATCTAGAAAACTTATACCGAGAGAAGACTGGTCTAGTCAGGTCCCCAGACGACAGCGGCGATCTGTTGCACCCTGAGGTCTTGAGAGGATAAGTCATCACCCTTCTGTAATACATGGCGATGGAGATTAGATGAAATCTCCACGCCATTTTTTAATACCTGATATCTTTCTCTAACTTGAATCATATCATTAGATGTGATTTCAATTTTATCAACAAATGTTTTTTCTTCAAAAACGTCTTTCTTTTTTCTAGCCATAATTATGATCCTTTATAAATGATAGTTCCAGCAAGTCTTTGCTGTGATATTGAAGAGTTTGGAAGATCAAGTCCACCAGGAAGTGTCATCTCAACATAAGATGCACCAGGAACTGCTCTAACAAAAATGCTATCAGCACCAGTGTACTCTTGGAAGGTTATAAAAGCTCCCCATGCTTGATCAGTACCAGTAGATGCTAGCACACCAAAAGGTAATCCACCAATCAGAACTTGCTCACCAGCATTAGGAGTTCCTGCTGTGCCTTCGTAAGTAATATCAAAGGTACAAGATACCATATCACCAACTCTAGTATACGTTCCTTTAGGGAACACTAATGTATACTCTGCGAGTGTAGCGGGATTAGTAGCATCAGGAGAATCAATTGAAATAATATCTCCATCTGCATATCCAGTTCCAGCACTCAGAACACGAACATTTACTGGATTACCTCCACCATCAAGACTATCATAAGTAATTGTCAAATCATTATTACCACTTCCAGTCACAACAGTTGTTGTACCATTGACAGTAGAAGGAGCCGTATATCCTGCTCCATTAGTTTGTACGGTAAGAGCAACATACTTATAACCATATGAATCTACTGGAGTCCAAGTTCCCTCCTCATACTCATCAAGAATTTCATTTACAACTTGAACTCCAACACCAGTTGCATCATTACTAGCAGAGAAATCAATGCCTTTACCAGCAGCAACAACTACGTTGCCATCAATAATTTCTAGGTCTCCATCTTGAGCAAACTTAGTATGCTCAGACATTGTTCCTGCAGTGTCCTTACAGTAGATTTGGATCTTACCAGCACCACCTGCACCATCTCTAGAACCTTGGATGTAAGCATTCTCTTCATTAGTATCCCAGAAAGCAATCTTACCTAAGTTGATACCATCAGTGATGCCTGATGTTCTTTGAACTCTAACTTCTAGGTTATCACCTTGAGCAAGATGAACATAGGACAGTGGATTGTTTGTACCATATCCAAGTGCTGTATTAGTAAGGCGAATCCTTTCTCCATCAGCAGTATCCAAACCACCACTAGTATGAATAGTGAGTGTATTATTAGCAGGAACTTTTAGTCTAGGACCACCATCATTCATTTGGAATTCTGGATCTGCTCCAGACATTCTAATATCACCAGCTACATCTAGAGTTGCTCCTGGTGTTGCTTGGTTAATACCAACACGAGTATTTGCAGTATCTGTTGCTATTAGAGACGTGGCAACAGTAAGATCACCACTAATTGTTGCTGCTGCTGTGTTGTTTACAGCAAGAGCAGTAAGTGTACCAACAGAAGTTAGTGAAGATGAAGTAACACCAGCTCCAAGTGATGCCGTACCAGTAGAAGGACCAACTTGAGTAGCACTCAGTACAACAGCATCGTTGATTCTATATGACTTTCCAGTGAAGAGGTTGAAGTTTTCACTAGAGGACCATGATGTGACTGAGTTTACATACTTGATACTCTTATCAGTCGTTCCCTTCAATATAATTCCACCATCATCAGCTAGTGCATCAGTTGGTGTATCTGCTTTTCCTAGTTCAATATTTTTATCTTCTACCTCAATCGTTCCTACATTGACAGTAAATGTATCTCCAGATACCAAGAGATCACCAGTAACTGTGAGATCATTATTAACAGTAACAGTGCTAGTATCATTACCAAGAGACAAATTATAACTAGAGTCTCCAGTAATCCATGCGGTAGGACCAGAACCAATGATTAGTTGACGATCTCCTGCTGCTCCATAAGTAGCACTATCAGAAACAGTTGCTTCATCAGCAGGTCCAATGACAACGTTTCCAGTACCAGTAATATTATATCCAGCACGATAACCTATGGTTACGTTAGCATCACCCGCGCTATTTGTATATTGTGATTCAAATCCAAGAGAGGTATTGTTAGCACCAGAAAGAACAGCTCTAGCAGCACTAGAACCAACTGCTGTATTTCCAGCACCAGTGCTAGCAGTCAGTAGTGCATCATTTCCAACAGCAGTGTTGTCATCCGCATCACTATTCAATGCTGCTTGAGATCCTACTGCGGTTGATCTAGCACCAGTTGAATTATTATTCAAGACAGCATATCCAACACCAGTGTTGGTAGATACTGCTCCACCACCTCTACCCAATGTCATTGGGTTCGATGTATTTCCTCTGATAGTAATATCATTATTTTGGAAATCAGTTTGTCCCTTGACAGTAAATGTATCGGTAGAACTAGCGTTTGATGTGAAGTCTCCAGTAACTTCAAGATCATTATTGATTGTAGTAGTACCGCTAGTAGCACCGATATTGATATCAGTTCCACTACCAAATGCATTTACTGTAGTAACAGTAGTGTTCAGAAGATCGAAAGATGTACTGGATGATGTAATACTCGTAGAGATAGCAGGAGATGTATTAAATACTGCAACTCCTGTTCCAGTTTCATCGGAAATAATTGCTCTAAGTTCTGCAGAAGTTCCTTCCGATAAATTAGTAAAGTTTAGATTGCCATCATAAAGAACAGAACCACCCGATCCAAAGTTTACAGATGAAGAATCTGTTCCAGAAAAAGATAACGTATTAGATATTGTAACTACTTTTGCATCACCAATGGAAAGAGTTCCACTGTTTATTGTGCTGATTGTAAGACCGTTGATGCTTGTAGCACTAGCAACTCCAAGGTCTGGTGTTATTAGTATAGGAGTATCTAAAGTTTTGTTAGTTAGAGTTTGTGTTCCTGTAACGTACACATCACCAGGATTATCCCATAGAACCGTGCTTCCATCTGTTCTCAAATACTGTCCACTAGTACCGTTAGATCCACCAATAGCGATACCACTACCAGTGAGGTCTAAACTATCACCGCTTATCAGTTCTTCAATTTTCTTTGAAACTGCATTAACAATAAGAGGAAAACGATCAGCCATCTAACTTAACCAAGTGGATACTAGTGCTCTTGTTTATTTATGCCTCATACCTCCCTTTGAGAGCATTATAGTTTTGTGCGACTTCTGCTGCTGTGAGTGCTTTATTGTAAACAAGAACCTGAGAAATTTTGCCTTCAAAAGCTCCAGAATTAACGTTGTTGTTTCCAATAGTCAACCCAGAAGATGTGCTTGGCAGGGTAGAGATTTCACTAGAAGTTTCAATACTAACTCCGTTTTTATAGATTGTTAGGTTGCTTCCTGAATGAACTACCACGAAATTTGCCCATTCGTCTAAAGTCACGCAATTTGCTACTGTGATTACATTGCCCACGTTTGGCCAATATCTAATTCCAGAGGTTACAGTTGAATTGTTTAAAAAGAATCTGTACGAATCGTTGCTGTCAATTATCCTGCCGTAATTGTTTTCGCCAAAGCCTGATGGGTTGATCCATGCGCTTATTGTCACAGTTGGGGTTACATCTATTGAAGAGCTGTCTGAAATGCTAACAAGATCATCACTTCCGTCAAAAACTATAGTACCACCATTATCAGAACTATAAGTAGGTCCGTTAGTGAGAGTTCCATTATTACCACTACCACTCAAATCAGTCCAAGTGGTTCCAGAACCAGGATAAGAACTAGTATTCCCAGCATCAAGATATAATACAAGTCCATCAGTCACTATGTCTAGTCCTGGTGCGACTGTATTGTAGATGGCAGTTCTTGGAAACGTCTGCCCAGTAACTCTCTTACCTTTTCTCTCTTGAAGATATCCAACAGATGGTCTTGGATTTTCTACATGTAGATATCTATTTGGACTACCTTGTCTAGATGAGTTGTCATCATATCCACCACCAGCAAGATCAAATGTCATGTCTCCAATTATTGAATGATTTTGCAGATATCCAATAAAATCATCTTGTGTATATCTTTCTTTGCCTGATGCTAGACATGCAGCAATACCACACACCTGTGGAGATGCCATACTAGTACCACTTTCGGGATAAAAATAGTTTGCAGATCCTTGAGTATACTTACTATCAACTAAACCGCCACTATTTCCATAAGCAGAAAGAATATTTTGTCCAGGAGCAAACACATCAATAGCAGGACCATAATTTGTAAAGACTGCTCTCCTAAAGTTTGCTTGATTGCTTATAGCACCAACATTGATAGATCCACTGTCAGGAGAGTTAGGCCATCCACCTCTCATATAATAATAAGTGCCAACTCCAGTAATCTGAATCGCATTGTTCCAATTTGGTCCATTAACTGTCTCAAAAAGCAAGTTATCATTACCAGCAGCACCAATAATTACAACGCCATCATTGATTGCATCAATAACATCAGCACTTACTGCAGCACTCCATGCAGGAATGACATCAACACCAAATCTTACACCAAAATCTGTTTCAACTCCTGCCTCTGTCCATCCAGATGGTCCAGGATTTCCAGCATTGTATACAACTCCTTGGTATTGGACTGCAGCAAGATCTCCAAAAGTCAATAATCCACTGCCAGTTGTCATGGGGACAATGCCACCATAACTATGGTTTGTTATAGTTGGATTTCGATATCCAGCAGCATTAAGTGGTTTATTCAGATGAAATGCTCTCAAATAATCAAAGATTAGCAACGCTGGAAACTGTTGTCCTGATAACCAAGGATCAGTGATTGCCATGTTGTAGATGTTCGCTTCCCGTGCCCACCCATAGTGCTGACCAGCAACAGTTCCACAAACATGATTACCATGGAACTGTGGTGTTGCATCATTAGTTCCATATGTAATTGTTCCTGTTGGAAGAGTTTGACCATCATCATCAATAGATCCAACAGCACTATTCAACTCATTGAACCATTGATACTGTACAAATCTCGTTTGATTAGAGGTAGGACTATACCACTCTTCACTATCATACGATACAGGATCATCGCAGATAACTACATCAACATACCTACCATTGCTGAATACTTCTACAGACTCGTTTACTTGTTCGTATGTTCCACCTTGATTGATTGCTCCAAATTGCGCTTTGCCTCTTTGTACTTGATCACCAGCACAATGAAGATGTCCCCATTGAAAATCATTCGGACTAACAGTTGCTGGAGCTACAGTATCAGCTTTCCAGAAGTTACCAGTTACAGCATACGGTTCATTGTTAATTGTCTGTCTTCTAACATAAAAACTATCTACTGCTTTGACATCCCACACTCTAGAATCCTGGCGCAGTTGTTCTGCCTGTTCCTCTGTCATCATGTAGTGAGTGTTCCTACTAAGAGGACGCTTCATTACCAAAGGAAAATTGGTAAGTTGCATCTCATTGTAAAACTGCTCCAGGTCTTCTTTCCTGTGGAGCGTTACAACGTATTCCTTATCCATATCAAGCCTCTAGTTGAACGTAGTGTAATGTTACTGTAATACTAGCAGTAGAACCACTCTTGTTTACAACCTTCGCATAAGTTTCAGTACCAGCAGAGTCGCTGAAACATATAGTTCCAGGAGTAATCAACTGAGTAGCAGCACCTGCAGTGATGACTTCTGCAAGAACACCAGATCCAGGAGTAGGATCAGTAGTTTCAGATCTACCAGAATCATTTGTTCTAGCAGTTGTGCTGCTGTATAAAGTTACCCAAGCAGCATGTGATGTTTGAATCTTCAAAAGAGCATATGTCTTTGGAGTAGTGATTGTTATATTGGCAGAACCATTACTAGTGACATTTGATGCTGTTGTAAATGCAGTTGTTCTTGACTGCAGTCCGCTAGCTGCAGCACCCCATGTTACATTACCAGCACCATCACTGGTAAGAACCTGACCGCTGGTTCCATTGCTAGTTGGATAAGCAAGTCCGCCAGCAGTTAGTTGACCAGGAATTTCTACATTTCTTGTATTTCCAGAACTAGTTCCTTTGATCCATGGATAACTAGAGTGTCCTATCCACAAAGAATCACTTGTGCTGGTAGTAAAACCTGCTGTTCCACCATTCATATAGTTGCCACCATTAATAATGACATTGTTAGAACCAGTAGAGATGTCGTCACCTGCTATGGCTCCAATCATAACATTATAAGATCCAGATGTCATTGATGATGCAGCATACTCTCCAATGAGAACATTAGCTTCTCCACTGGATATTCTATAACCAGCTTGCTGTCCAATACATGTATTATAACTTCCACCGTCCAGACCACCATTAAGAGTAGCCATTGCCTGATATCCAATAGCAATATTTCCAAAAGAAAAATTATTGGTTGCGTTACAGGCTAGTGCTTGCTCTCCGAGAGCAATATTTCCATTACCACTTCTAATACCGTTTCCAGCATTTCTACCAATATAAACATTCTCAATGTTCTGATATTCCCCCCAATAAACATCTCCA